CAACAGCAGGCGCCACCCTTTAAAATTTGACTGCAACACCTGGCCAGCAATCAAAACAGTGGATCGTTGCGAGGTGCCGATTTTTAACAAAATCACACTTTAAAAGCGCTTTTTTTTTAATTACATAGGCGACTATATCAAACCTTAATTTTTTAGGCGTTTTAGCGATTTTACTTTAATTGATAGGTACTAGTGGATAGACAGCAAAATCGTGTGTATACCAATATTCCCTGCAAATGATAAGTTAATGACTAACTAAATAGTAATAATTTAATAAGGTTTATGTAATAATCAAGATTTAAGTTTATTCTCGTAAACGACTAGAAAATATAAGGATTATAATAATAACTTAAAGTATTACTTTAACATAAAAAAAACTAGACAGGCAATCCTAATATTTCATATAATTTTATTAGTGTTTATTATTATTTCTTGTTTAAATTGTTTCTATGCCTAGATATGATTATCAATGTTTAGAAACAGGAAATATCTTTGAAGTAGAACAAAAGATGACAGACGATCCACTTGAAAGATGTACTTGTTGTAAAGAAAAATTTTTGGTAAAAAGATTACCAAGTTTGCCTAAATTAGTCATAAATAACGCAGGATCGATGTCAGATCGTAAATTATACAAAGAATTGGATATAGAATAATGTTTGATTATTGCTCATTAGTACAAAAGAAATGTTCTTACGCTAGTAAGGTAGAAAACATAACCTATTGTGGGTTACACACAGGTAATAAAGAGCAAAATAGAGTAGATTATATAAAAGTATGTCCAAAAGAAAAATTGAAAAAGAGGAGATAGCTATGCCAAAAGGAATAGGATACGGAAAGAAAAAAAAGATCAAAAAGAAAAAGAAAAAAACTATGAGAAGTAAGAAATACTAATGGCTAAGAATTTAAAAGGTGTTAGCTTAAAAGGATTAACCAAAGTACAAAAAAGACAGATGAGCAAACATAAAGTTCATCATACTAAAGCACACTTACGAAGTATGGCAGCAGCTATGAGAAAGGGTAAAACCTTTAAACAATCTCATACTGCAGCAATGCGTAAAGTTGGCAAATGAAAAAAGAAAGCATTTATAAACAACCTAACGGAGCAGGTAAAGGCGATGTGCCTAGACCTATGGGTATTTCTAAAAAAGAATACGAAAAGCGTTGGGAAAAAATATTTAGACCAAAGAAAAAGGAAAAGTGATGTGGGAATTATTTAAAGATAAAAACGAATACAATGAAAAGAACATTATAGGTTTTCTATCCTTTGCGCTGATGTGTATATTCGGCATCGTGGATCTAGTAATGGGTATCATAGGAATCGAATTGTTGGTAAACGACTACATTTATAACTCGTTTGTTTGGGTAACGCTAGGATCATTCGGTATTGCAGGAGCAGAAAAAGTTTATAAAAAATGAGAAAGTCATTATTTAAGGATCGCACTAGAAAGTCAAATGGTGCAAAAAAAACTCGGCAAGGTATGAGCCACAATACAAAATTTGGAAACAAAAACTCCAAAAAGTATTATAAAAAAAAATACAGAGGACAAGGTAAGTGAGTAATCTCGAATTAAAAAAAGCAAATCAACTTGCTGCTATTGATCTACTAATTAGTAATCCTGAAATAACCAAAAAAGAAATAGCAGAACATTTGCAGCTAAGTCCAAGAACAATACAGACTTGGTTTGCTGATGATCGTTTTGTAGATATGTATTATAAAAAGTATATGGTAGAATTTAATTCTAAACTGCCAATGGTATTAAATAGTATGATACGAGAAGCTACAATGGGCAATGTGCAGGCAGGGCGTCTGGTATTAGAGCATTCAGGGAAACTAGTTAAAAACATCAATGTAACCGTAGATAGTCCATTCGAGAAGTTCTTAAAAGCTGAACAAATAGACGCAGAGGATATACTTGACGCAGAAAGCGAGGAAGTTGCAGAAATAATAGAAACGCTTCCAGAAAGAAATCCAGAAAACGACAAACCTAGAAAAAGAGAAATAAAAGAAAAGAAAGCTGTCGAAAGAATAAAAGAGGGCAAACCACCGTCTAGGCAAAAGACAAGAGAGGATAGAGCTAGCAGGTATGCACTACTACAACGAGCAAAGAAAGTTGGCTTAGATCCATTGCCGTCACGCCGTCCTACTAATAATGAAAGAAGAAAATGGCTCGAGAAATTGTCAGAGCTAGAAAAACAAAGTGACTAAAGAACACGAATTTAAACAGAAGTGGTTTGATTATATGAAGTATAAACCACACGAGGGACAAAGAAAATTACACTTTCCCGATAAACCTGACGCATCTTATTTTGTAAATATCTGTGGTAGAAGATATGGGAAAACTACTGCAGCTTTTAGAGAGGCAGAGTTCTATGCAGCTCAACCAAATAAAAAAATATGGCTAGTAGGATTATCTTATAAAAAATCAAGATTAATGTTTAGAGAAATATGGAAAGATATGGTTGCAGGTAAAGCAAACGATATTGATAGAGCATCTGAAAAAGAACAGTATATAAAATTTAAATGGGGTACAACAGTAGAGGGTATGTCTTGCGAAAATCCAGATTCTTTAGTTGGAGAGGGAGTAGATCTATTAATTATAGACGAAGCAGCTAAAATGCCAAGAAGAATATGGGATATGTATTTATCTCCTACGCTAGTAGATAGAAAAGGTAAAGCGATATTCATTACAACACCAGAGGGTTTTAATTGGGTTTACGATTTATACTTATTAGGACAAACTGATCCAAAATGGTATTCACATCAATCTCCTAGTTGGGAAAATCAATACGCATTTCCAGACGGTAAAAAAGATTCTTTTATACAAGAGCGTAAAAGAAATATGTCCAAAGAGTTATTTGATCAAGAGTTTGCTGCTAAGTTTACCTCTATGGAGGGTAGAGTGTATCCGTTTGATAGGGAAAAAGATATGGGAGATATTCCTTATCAAGCAAATCTTCCAACTTTCTGCTCTATGGACTTTGGTTTTCGTATGCCCTCTGTATTATGGTTTCAAACATATCAAGAAAATGGTAATTGGCATATCAACATTATTGATGAAATAATTCACGAAAGAAATATACCGACAGATAAACTCGCAGAAAAAATAAAAGAAAAACCTTATCCTGTAATTACTTATTATGGAGATCCAGCAGGTAGTTTTGTACAAGGACAATCAGGTATGGGAGATATACATATTTTTCGCAGACACGGTATTTTTGTAGAATATCGTATGGATAGACTATCCAGAGATATACAAGCAGGTGTGAGTTATTGTAGAGGTTTTTTTGAAAATGCAGAGGGATTGAGAAGAATAAAAGTAGATAAAAAATGTGTAGGAATAGCAGAAGATTTTGAGGGATATAGATTTCCAGAAGCTAAAGAGGGTAAAGGAATATCGAACAATCCAATCAAAGACGGATACTTCGAACACGGCTGCGATGCTTTTAGATATTTTATATTGAATAGATTTCCAATTAGAAGTAACTTCATTGGAAGAATATCACGATAAAAAGGAATACCTTAATGGTTTTAACTGCTAAAGAAATTATACAAGACTCATTGACAAACTTCAAAGAAGAGCAAGCAAAAGCACGAAGAGAAGAAGTAAGAAAATTTTTAGATTATTATTCTGGATCACTAACAGATCAATATATCGAGGGATATTTTAAGTCAGACGCATTTCAAGAAATACCTCACTACAATACAAACATAGTTAAAAAGTTTGTAAATCGTATGTCAAAAATTTATACGATTGGAGCAAAAAGAAATGTTAATGATAAATATAATCAGCTTACATCTGTAAAAAATGCTCGTATGAAACAAATGGAGCGTATGACTAGATTGTTAGGAACTACTGCAACTTATGTAATGTACGATGAAGAGCTACAAAGATTTGAGTATCGTCCAATTTATTATTTCGAGCCATACTTTGGAGATAATCCATATAGGCCTGAAGCTATTGTGTATCCTATGATGCACGGACACGCAGATTTATCTGATACAAATGATTTAATGTATGCTTATTGGGATAAAGAAATTCATATTAAGTTTGATGACAATGGTAATGTTTTAGAAGAAATACAGCACAATCTTGGTGTACTGCCTTTTGTTTTCACGCACAGAGAAGAACAACTAGATTCTTTCTTTGTTGAGGGTGCTTCAGATTTAGTATCTGCAAATGAACATATCAATATTACAATGACTGAAATGCAATTAGGTTTGAGATTCCAAATGTTTGGACAACCAGTTGTAACTGGACTTATATCAGATAACGCCAATGTAAGAGCAGGATCAGATGAAATTCTTACTTTGCCAGAGGGAAGTAATTACAACATTGTTTCTCCAGAGGGTAATGTTTTAGATGTTATAGAAAATATTAAATGGCAAATAGAACTTGTTGCTTTAAATAATCATTTGTTTGTTACTTTTGCACAATCAGGTGGAGAAGTACCAAGTGGTATCTCATTGATGATTAAAGACTTAGAGCGACACGAAGATTTTATTGATGATAAAGAATTGTATCGTCAATATGAAAATGATTTTTATAAAGTAGAATATGCTTTATCTCAAATGAATAGCTTAGGACTACCTGAGATTTCTCAATTTAAAGTTGATTTCTCTGAAGTAGAATATCCTATGACAACTCCAGATAAGATTATGTTAAATGAATATAAATTAAAACATAACTTAACCACACAAGCGCAATTATTAGCAGAAGAAAATAAAGATTTGAGTATTGAAGATGCTGCGAGGGTTATTGAAGATAATATGCAAATCAATCAACCAATGATAGTAGCAGATGAAAATACAGACAAAGGGTAATATAAATTTTCACAAATTGACTGAAGAAGAGCTAAAAAGTATGCTTGCCTTTCTTATGAACGAGTGCGCAGATTCTGCTCAAAGAAGAATTATAGAGGGGTTTGAAAAAGAAATGGATATTAACGGATTAGCTTTTGAAAAAAACGCAGATCTTTATGATCAGTTCTTTAAAAAAGGAGATAAAATAATGACTGAAACTGGAAAGCTAAAAAATAGTATAGATAAAGTTTTAGCTTCTAAGTCTGATAAAAGCTCTAAAGTTGGAAGTGATGTCAGTTACGGAGAGGATCACTTTGAAGAAAGATTGTTAAGAGGAACATTTACACCTGCACGACTTTGGTTTTTTACTACAGATAATTTAGGTGGAGAAACTGATACATTTTTAAAACAATATGCAGATGTATTAAAAGCTCTTAGAAAAGCAGCACAAA